GCGGAGATTGCCGATATTGAATATATCCAAAAGAAATTGTTAACGGCACTTCGTGTTCCTAAAGCGTTTTTAGGTTTTGAGGAAGTAACGGGTGATGGTAAAAATTTATCTTTAATGGATATTCGTTTCGCAAGAACAATTAATAGAATACAAAAATCTATGATTGCCGAATTAAATAAAGTAGCAATTATTCATTTATTCTTATTAGGATTTGAGGATGAGTTGTCAAACTTTACTTTGGCTCTTACAAACCCATCATCTCAAGCAGATTTATTAAAAATTGATATTTGGAAAGAGAAAATTTTATTGTATAAAGATGCTGTTGCCGCTATCGAAGGTATTGCTCCGGTATCTGTGACATGGGCTAAGAAACACGTATTAGGATTCTCTGATGAAGAAATTAAATTAGATTTACAACAACAACGTATTGAAAAAGCGGTTGGTGCAGAATTAACTAATACCGCAACAATAATCACCCATACGGGTGTGTTTGACACTATTGATAAATTATACGCAAGTAAATCCGGAACTACGGCCGTTGGAGCTGCGGCTCCTGCCCCACCACCTGGTGGAGGAGGTGGACGTGGTCTTGAATCTGACTTAGGAGGAGGACTTGACTTAGGAGCATCACCTGAACCGGGTGGAGCACCTGAACCGGGTGGAGCGCCTGAACCGGGGGGTGAAGCTGAAATAACTCCTGAATCTGTCAAACGGGATAATCTGAATATATTATTGGAAAGTGGTAATCTAACTGAAGACGATTCTTACATTGATTTATCTCGAGCAAGAAATTCTTTAGGCGATATGGAAAAAGAATTGGAGAAAATCTTAAATGATTGATATTTATAATTAAAAAAGAAAATGACAAAGTTTGGAATATTAAAATCGAAGATAGAAAACGTATTACTTGAGTCGTATAAAAACGACACATTTAAAGACGAATTAAAAACATTTAAAAAACTTGTATTAGAGAATAAAAATGTTAGTAAAATTTTCTATATGTATGATGAGTTAAACTCTAAAAAAGGTTTGAGTGAATCATATTCAAGAGAATACATCCACGAATGTATAACTCTATATGAAAATGCTGTGAATAAAATTTTACCAGCAGATTTAAAAAAATTAAATATGTGGGTTAGAAATACTAAATCTAATAACTCATACGAAAATATTGATAACTTATTTTCAACAGATGTTTTAACTATCGAATCAAGAATTAAAAGTAAAAATTTAATTATTGAGAATTTGAGAAAACTTCCAATTACAGAATCTAAAGGTATTGAACTTCCATTATCAACTATGGTTAGTGTTGCAAATAAAACTATTAAGAATTATATTGATACTTTAAGTGAATCTGACAAAGCAGAAATAGTTAAATTGTTATCTGAAGATGATGGTGAATTATCAGTGAAATATAACACCCTTAAAGAAAATGTAGTTGATAAATTAAAAGCAATGAAGAATTCGTCCGAAGATAATTCAGTGAAAACTAGAATTGATGAAACACTTACAAAAGTGTTATCAGAGAAGTACGACAAATTAACGTATTTTAAACTTAAAAGTTTAAACGAGAATCTTTAATCGTTATCCGAATAATATTTTAATTGAACGTGTTTAGCTTTCGCTAACACGTTTCTTTTTTTTACGGAAGGTTTGATAAATTCTTTTCGCTTATTAAGTTCAGAACTTTGACGTGTCTTGATAACTTTACTTTTATAGAGTTTCAGTGCTTTCTCTATTGGTGTATTTTTATCTAATTTAACTATTAACATATATAACATATATATCAAAATAACAAAAAATTTGACCTGACACCTTATTTTACCTATCTTTTTTAAAAATAAAAGGAAAAATATGAAAATTAATGAAAAAGGGGAAAACCTCTCAACTAACAGGTTTCAAAACCGCGAAAGTTGTTTATGGAACAGTTGATTCTGTAAACTTGAAATCACTTTACTTAAACATACAAACATGGGTCGAACCAATCTATGAATCCGATAATTGGTCGAGAACAGTTTTAAATTTAAGTAGGGGTGTTAAACACTCGGTTTACGAGTCGTTAAATAATAAAATTTTTGATACAAAATTTATTGTAGATTTAGATTTAAGGTCAAGTGGGTTAAATTTGGGTAAAAAATCATTTATGAATTTAGAAGTTAATTTCTATGTTATAGAAGAAAACCTCGATTTTAAATCAAAACAAATTAAAGATACATTATTAAAAATCACAAATAAAATCTACAATGATAACTTTTATGACAACAATTATTTTAAGTTTTATCTAACTAAAAAAATCAAATCCGTTAAAGATACGTTACAAATCAATAATGTTTAATATTTATTATTAAAACATTTAAAATGAGTTTAAGAATATTACAACCGAACGAATCAGGAAAAGGTATATTAGTTGAATACGATGCGGGATATATTAATCCAAAGGATAATCGTAACGAAACATTAATAAGAGAATCTAATGAAATGTTAGACCACTCAAAACCATTTGAATTTTATGCTGTATTACAAAAATATGATACACCAAATAGAAATGGTAGATTATACCCTGAACGTATATTAAAAAGAGAAGCTGATAATTATAAAAAAATGATTAAAAAGGGTACGGCTCTGTCAGAGTTAAATCACCCGGAATCATCTTTAATTGATTTAGATAGAGTTTCTCACTCAATCACCGAAGTATGGTGGGAAGGTAATGTCCTAATGGGAAAGATTAAATTATTGACATCACCGGGATACCACGAAAGAGGTATTTGCTCAACCAAAGGAGATTTGGCGGCAAATTATTTAAGACAAGGAGTTACGTTAGGAATATCATCAAGAGGTGTAGGTTCTCTTAAAAAGATTGGTGAACAAAATGAAGTACAAGACGATTTTGAATTAATTTGTTTTGACTTGGTGTCCTCACCTTCAACTCCGGGAGCGTATCTATTCTTAAATAAAGATGACAAACATCTGTATGACGAGAACTTAGAAGAAGAGAAAAAAATGAGTATTGAAAGACATGTTGGTGATTCAGGAAATAAATCACTTGACTTAATGAAAAAATTAAACGATTATTTAGGATATTAAACTAAATAGAAAAAATTATGGACGAAAAGTATTTCATTGCAAAAATTACATTGGACTCAGTTGATGAGGCATCAGGTAAGATTAAAAAATTAAGAGAAGAAAAATTAGTGAGTGGTTACAACCCAACTGACGTAGAGGCTAAAGTAACAAAAGTATTTGAGCATTATACAATGGAATGGAGAATCACAGCAATTGTTGAAAGTAAAATTGATGAAGTGATAGAATAATAATTTATATTCAATAATTAATTAAGGAGACAGAAATGTCTCCTTTTTTTATGCTTTTATTTTTTTGGTAATATTTATTAATATAAAAAACTCATTATCAAATTAGCAAAAATAATGCTTTTTTGATAATGGGAGATATTTATATATTAAAATAACTTAAACACAAATGGCAAAAGAAAAATCTTTAGTTGAAGAAGCTATCATCCAAATGAAAAATTTGGAAGAAGCGGTAGCGGAAAATGCAAAAGGAATACTTGCTTCGACAATGTCGCAAGAAATCAAAGAACTAGTAAAAGAATCTCTTACAGAACAAGATGATGAGGAGATTGACACTGAGGTTGACATGGATGACATGGAAATGGATACAGATATGGACGATACAGAAATGGACGACGTAGATGTTGATATGGATATGGAAGATGACATGGATACCGATAATATGGATATGGATATGGATGATGAAGACACCATAGACCTTACTGACGTAGAAGATGATGAAGAAATCTTACGTGTATTCCAATTGATGGGACCTGAAGATAATATTGTTGTTACTAAAGATGATTCTGGTAACATCAGTTTAAAAGATGAAGAGAACAACAAAGAATATATGATTGTTGGTGAAGGTGAAGAAGAGGAAGAAGAAATGTTTGAACAATTTGACGACGAATTCGAGTTTGAAGACGAAGAAGAAGAGGACATGGATGATGACGATTCTGAAGGTATCGAAGATATTATCTCTAGAGTATTTGATAACGACGACGAAGATTCAGAAATGGATGAAGAGTGGGGCGGAAACAAACATGATTTTAAAAGACGTAAAGGTCATAAAATTGGGGATGTAGACGGACACTTTAAAGATTTTGAATCAGAATTTGACGAAGAAGAAGAAATGGACGATGAAGAAATCGTTTATGAAATTTCTTTTGATGATGAAGAAGTTGACATGGATTTAGAAGAACAAGAGGATATGGACATGGAAATAGAAGAACAAGACGACATGGACATGGATATGGAAGATGACACAATGATGGAATCTAAAATGTCTGTTAAACCAAAAGGAACCGGAATGGGTAATCCTAGTAAATTTAAATATGATGCAAAACCTAACCAAAGTGGTGGATTTAAAACTATTAAAAAATCAGTTAACCCAACAATGGGGACAGGTAAAGCAAAATTTGATTACAAAGATGGTGAAAATCTTGAAGGAAAAATGAAAACTGTTAAAAAAACAGAAACAAAAGAGCAAACTACTAAAATTGCTAATACAACTAAAAAAGTTGAACCTAAAGAGGCTTCTCGTACATTAGGTAGTGGAAGTAATTTCAGAAGAGGTGGGTTACCAAAACCAAGAGCTCACTCATCTTTTAATACCGCAATCAAAGAGAACCAAAATACAAGTGAATTAAAAGTTTTAAGAGAAAAGAATGAAGAATACAGAAAAGCTCTTAACGTATTTAGAAATAAATTGAATGAGGTTGCAGTGTTTAATTCAAACTTAGCTTACGCTACTCGTTTGTTTACAGAACATTCAACATCAAAACAAGAAAAAATAAATATCTTAAGAAGATTTGACGGTGTAGAAAACATTAAAGAATCTAAAAACTTATATAAAATCATTAAAGATGAATTAACAGGGACTACATCTCAACCTATGAATGAATCGTTAGAGAGAACTATTGCTAAAGCACCTTCAACAGGTTCAGCAATCAATCTAATTGAATCTAAAACATATGAGAATCCACAGTTCTTGAGAATGAAAGATTTAATGTCAAAATTAAAATAAAAATAAACTAAAAAATTAATAAAAACCAAAAAAATGGGAGCATTATTAGAATCAGGTCTAGTTGGTAACATCGGGTTAAAACACCTTAAAGTTATTAAAGAAGACACAATTAATAAATGGGACAAATTAGGATTTCTAGAAGGTCTTAAAGGTCACTTAAGAGAAAACGTAGCTCAATTATATGAGAACCAAGCGTCTTTCTTAATAAACGAAGCAACTTCTGACGGGTCTTCAGGTTCATTTGAAACTGTTGTATTCCCTATCGTAAGAAGAGTATTCTCTAAATTATTAGCGAATGACATCGTTTCTGTACAAGCTATGAACTTACCAATCGGTAAATTATTCTACTTTGTACCAAACCGGGTAACTACGATGATGGAACATTACCTTCACCTAATGGTACAGGTGGTAATCCAAATGCTGGTTACACTACAGGTTCAGGAACTTATAACCCTGTATACGAAAAAAATCTTTATGATTTATTCTATGAAGGAAATGAGGCTCAATTAGACCCTCCAGGATTATTTGATTATTCTAAAGGTCGTTGGTCAGCTATCACTGCTACTACAACTATCCAAAAATGGACAGGTGGAGTTTTAGTTGATGCTAACATTTCAGGAACAACTGACGGAGCAACAGTAATTGCTTCAGGTAACACAAGAAAAGTTATCATTAAAATGTGTGGTTTTGCTGACACAGGTGCAGGAAAATTAATCGGACCTGATGGTAACGAAATGGATACAGAATCATTCTTATCTGACTTAATCGTTTACACAGGTTCAGGTTTATCAGTTTCTTCTACATCACCATGTACAGTTAGTACAGGTTCTTTATTATTTAGAGTTGTAACTCAAATCTATGGTAGAGGTATTGTGAAATATGGTAACACTACACAAACTTACTTCCCTTCAGGTAACCCAGCGGGTACTGCATCTAATACAGGTAATGGTGGTTCATTCAAAAACGTTTGTGACGCTGATGGTTGTATTTGGTTAGAAGTTGATTTATCTTGTCCGGTATGTGCTGATTGTGATTCTACATCTTTAGATGGTTACACAGGTACTACTATCGAACAAGCGGCTTCAGGAACTTCATTCGCAGCGGCTTTCAGACGTTACGAAGAGTTAGAATTTGAAGATAAAATCGGTGAGGTTTCTTTCGATTTAGATTCAGTTACTGTATCTGTTACAGAAAGAAAATTAAGAGCACAATGGTCTCCTGAGTTAGCTCAAGACGTTGCGGCTTTCCACAACATCGATGCTGAAGCTGAATTAACAGCTTTATTATCTGAACAAGTTGCGGCTGAAATCGACCGTGAAATCTTAAGAGATTTACGTAAAGGTGCAGCATGGAACTTACGTTGGGATTACAATGGTTGGAGAAGAATTTCTCAAACAACTTCTTATACTCAAAAAGATTGGAACCAAACATTAATTACAGCAATCAACCAATTGTCTGCACAAATCCACAAATCTACATTGAGAGGTGGAGCAAACTGGATTGTTGTTTCTTCTGAAGTTTCAGCTATCTTTGATGATTTAGAGTACTTCCACGTATCTAATGCGTCTCCTGAGCAAGACCAATA